GGAACAATATAGCCTTTTTAGCTGTTGTTCTGTTTCAACAATATAATACATAACCTTTTATTCATAACTTATTTAATAACCTCCGCTACCACCACCACCACCACTTGATGATTGTCTTATTATAGGTGCAGAAGGTTGTCTTACTATTGGTGTATCAGAAATATTAACTTCTGATTGTGCTGGTAATGTACGACTATTATTTGTAGTATCCACATCAGTTTTAATACCTATTTCTCCTAATGATTGCTGTATTAAACTATTTATAGAATCTGTTACTAAATAATTAGCGGCTAAAAGTACTATTCCTGTAGATTGTTTATGTGTAGAACCATCCATTATTTTTTTATTAGCCATAATGTGGTAGTATCCAATATAATTACTATTATCTTTAAGATTAGTTAATTCATCACCCCCCGTATATAACCCATTTATTAATTCTAGTTCAGATTTAACTGCGAATTGGATTAAATTAGATAAATATTGTTTAATACCTTTAAAAGTTTCTTCAGCTGTATCTACTAATCTTTTATTTGTATCAATAATTCCGGAAGTTTTAATACCACTAGAATTTATTGAATCTCTTAATGAACCAGTAATTTTCCAAAAAACACGAGTTACAGTCCATAATGCGTAATTATATCTCCCTCCATTAATGTTTAAATCCTCATATGCCTCTTTAGATATTTCTATAATTTTAGGGACAGTTTCATTTCTTTTTTTTGCAAAATATCTTAATATTTGTCCTCTTTGATAATCTTTACCTGTAAGGGTTGGATATGTAAATAAAGGATCACCAGAAGATTGATATAGTGCTTGGTTAACAGGTTGAATAATAGAATATTCTATATTTTCCTTTGTTTGAACAATGTAATTATTTATAGGATTTTCACTAAAATTTTGGATTAAAGGAACTGAATTTGGATCATTTGGAGTTTTTCCTGAACTCACATTATTATTAAAAAGTTGATGATAATAACCAACATAAGGTTCACCAGACGTAGTAGTAAACTCATCACCTCCTGTATAAAGGTTAGCATTAACTAATGATTTAGGTACGTAAGACATATTAATTAGATTTTGTATATAAAATTACCAGGGTCTATTTTTACACCTTTTTGAGCTATTTGATAATGTACATGATTACCTACTCCTTTATACCCAGGTTGTAAATCTACTTGAACTCCAGTTCCTATTGATGTACCTTTTTGTACTATTTTACCTACAAGTGATAAATCATATGCAACATAAAATATCCAAGCTGTATATCCTGTAAATTCTCCAGTTCCATCTATAGCCATTCCTGGAAGAACTGATGTAGATTTAATTGATGAGTTTCTTAATTTACCTGTTATAGGAGCATAAACATATGTTCCTAAACCTGTTAGTAATCCATTCCTTTTTAAAGTTAATGCAGGTATTTTAGGATTTAAACCTATCCAGGTATTTAATAAAAGAGGATAGTCTAAAAGATCTATACTAGGGGTATTGGATATTACGGTTTCAATATCTACCCCTTTATGATTTCGAACTCCTCTAGAAGCACCAAAATTACCTAAACCACCTTTATCGTTTCTTATAGGAAAAGGTAAATCGGCTGTAGGAGGAAATAAAGTAAGATTACCTATATCTATTCCACCAGCAGGGCTATCTTCTTCTCCTGGTAAATTTGAAGAAGTATTTTCTGGTTCCATACCCAAAACATCTTTTAACATTGTTCCATCTAAAAGAGTACCTAAATTATACTCTATTTCTGGGTTTGGTGTGTTACCAGATGTAAAATTAATATTATTAGGATCTGTAGAAGAATTAGGTTTGCCTTTTTCTACAGTTGTTGTAGTTGATAGCATTATAGTTTGACCTCTTAAAGTAGTAAACCAATTATTATCTTCAAATGTATGATTAATTGAAAATACCGCAAATGCTACTTTATTTCTATATCTTTCAGGTAATCTACTATTTGGAATACGAAAAGCATTGTAAGGTAAAATACCCGCCATCCCATCTATTTTAATAGAATATTCTAAAGGAATTAAAACTGAAGATTGTGATTTATTCTTTTTAGGATCATTATCACTAATTACTTTAGTCTTTTTATTAGATAAATCAATATAAGAACTTCTTAAATTAGTACAATTTGTAGGTACAAGGTCATCTTCAAAAGTATAAATTTCCCAAAAATGATCATATAATTTTAATAAGGATTTTCTATATTTAGCAGCAGCTTCTTGTTCGTTTTTTTGTTCGTCTTCAGAAGATGGGTTTATTGCAGGAAATTTAAATACAGAAAATTTATCTTTTACACCTCCATTTAAAGATTGATAAGATAAAACATCCTCAGAAAAACCTTTTATTCCCTGACCTCCAGTTGCTTGGGTTGCTATTACTATTTGAGAAGCCAATTTAGGAGTTATGGCTGAATTATAACTTGAATCATAAGTTATAGAAGTTGTACCAAAAGTTGGAAGTTCAACTAAATTTTCTTTTATTAATGATATATCGGGGGTTTTTTCATCAATAATTCTTAAAACAGTCCCACATTCATCTATAAATGTTCTAAGATTATTTATCCCTCCTAAAGATTCATTAATTCCAACTAATAATTTATTAACATATTCTATTAAATTTACATTATCTTCACTATCTTTTGATTTTCTTAAAACATCTCTAGCAAAATTAATATTAATTAAAACATTCATTAATTTTCCTTTATTACCATCTTCAGTTTTAAATTGACTTATAGGAAAAACTTTATTCCACTTATTTTTATTTGAATAAGTTTCAAGATTATGTGCTTTAGGCCCCCCCTGAATACCATACCATGGAGGATTAGATGATTCTGTAGTATCTAAAGGGCTCCAAAAATTATTATAGGTTTTTGACCCAAATGAAAAAGGAACTATACATTTATAAGGATCTGATGAAGCTATTATAGGACCTATGTTTATTTCGGTGTTATCTGGATGGTAATCTATATAAAGTATAGGTTTTTTTTCTTTTCCTTGTAGAGGAGATTCAGTAAATATTCCTATACTATTAATTAAACATAACAAATGACCAAATGTTATATAAGTTTGAATTTCATCATCATCTCTTTTCCAATCAAAAAAACCACTTGAATAATAACAAGCATACCCTCCATAAAAATCTGTAGGTACTATAGGTAAATTATCACTAGAAGATAGGTCTGAAAGTTCAGGATTAGGAAATATCCCAGATATTATTTGATGAGCATTCCCAAACTTAGCAAAATCATTTTCATAATCCATGGTGCCGTTAGTCTTATTATGTTCAGAGGTAAATGTAAAAGGTGTATAAGAACATTCTCCATAAATTTTATTTAATAACTTCCCCCATACTGAGTTTACTCCTTCTTGAACTTTAACTAATTCTTGAAAAAAATTAACTTCTGAAATTCTACCTACACTTTTTTCAACAACCCTATTTTTCTTTGCTTCTTTAAGTAAACCATTTTTACCTTTAGCTAATAATTGAGACAATGCAGCTAAGGCATTATCAATAGTATTAGTATATTTTTCAGAATCATTACTACTTCCTTTTTCAACATTTGTAAAATCAATATTAAAATTAGTATTAATTTTTAAAGATTCTACCATACCACCAGCACCCATAAGTTGAATTTTGCATAAATAAGCTCCATCTTTATCGGCTTGGTAACTAAAATTGTAAACAGTACCTATAAACCCATCATAATTACCATCAGTTTCTAATCGTTTTTTTTGTATTTCTTTTATTAAAGTTTCTTTTTTAGTTTGATTAAAAAAGTTCATTGGAGGGTTTTGGTTAACTATAGTTCCTTTATTATTTACATAAGGAATATGCCCCCATTCTAATAAACATGTTACTCCTAAACTCATATAAAGTTTAGACATTATATTTAGTTGATCTAAATCATAACAAATAAATTCAACATCGGCTTGCATCAGAGTTTGCCATTTTCCTCCCGTACCCACAGTAATACCTGTAATACCAGGCATAGGTTTAAATCCTAAATCATCGGATCCACCACCTTGATAAGTTTCTTTAAATCCTTTTCTTAATACAGTATTTTGATTTTTATCTCCCGTTATTTTTAATGTTCCTCCTTGTAAAACATTATTTTTAGCAATATCAGAAGTAAAGGTAGCATTATAAGCTTCTGCTGTTTTAACATTTTCGTCTATTGTTTTTGTATCTATATTGTCCTTAGTTAGTTTTGAAAAAGGGTTGGTAGAAAAGTCTAAAGAAACTAAACTATCAGATGTATCTAGAGATTTTAATTCTGGGGGAGTTTCATCTGTAGTTTGGGCTGAAGAACTTAACCTATACCAACCATTTCTATTTGTAAGAAATTGTAAATCAGTATTTGTTCTTGGATTTTTTTTTACTATTGATGATCGTTTTGCAAATTGATCTGCAACATAAGGGAGAAAAGCTGATCCAACAATATTTTTGAATTTAGTAGCCATAACATTTTTTAGTTTGGATTATTTTCCACATTGTAAGCACTTAAAGCATCATTTAAATTATTAGGTATTCTTAATTGAAAACCAGGTGGTGCATACATTGAATCACCAGGTAAATCATTAGCCATTACTACAACCCACCAATAAGTAGAATCACCGTAAAAGTCACTAGCTATTAAATCAAATCTATCTTCTTCTCTTGCTATAATATAATAATCCTCATTTGAGGGGACAAGTGTTGGGTACTTAGTTGGTAAAAAAATTACTTTACCACTTTCAGTTTTTTGAGTTCCTATATTTTGATATCTTCCTGCCATAATTTATCTATTCATAAAAGCATTATATCTAGTATCATCATCACTAGGCATAACTAATATGGGAGTTTGTTTATTATTATTATATCATCAATGTCAAGACTAGTTTGAGGTAATACATCTAGTATAGGAGTAAACCTTACTGCTACATCTATAATTTGTGGCAATTCTAACATATCTTTATCATCTCCATTTTCTGGAGCATCCATTGCTATTTCCCAAGGATAATCATCAGCAACTGTTAAATTTAAACTATTTAAAACTCCAGGAGATCTATAAAATAAATTTCCTATTGTTAATTTAGTTATATTACCTCTCATAGATCCTTTATTAGTATAATCAGGGTATAAAGTTGAAGTTAAATAATTTAATTTTCTATAAAGAAATTTCATTTCAGCTTTAGACTGTGCTGCTACTTTAAAATTAAAACTTACATCTCTATTAGCCCCTTGATAAGTATAAAAATTTTCTCCCCTACCAGAATATCTTTTAGCGTTCCACTCAGCACTATGACTATCACTATACCCAGTTAAAAAAGCTCTAAAATGAGTAAAAGTTGACGATTCATTTGTAGTATTTTTAATTGTTTCAAAAGCAAATTTAATAAGATCTCTATTATCACCTAAAAAACTATGACCTACTGATGGTTGGTTATCAGTCATGTTAACTAAATCCCTTCCTGCTTCTTCATTTCCTGCAGATAAGGGGTTTACTCCTGGGTTACCTATTCCTACTCTTGTTATTATATTTACACTACCAGTAGTATAATTTCTAGATATAACAGAATCAGGATCCATAACATTTTTTCTAAAATCTTTATAAAGAGTATTATCATTACGTGTTGTAGATTGTCTTGCACTAAGAAGACTTTGATATCCCATTGTAAATTTAAAGATATTTTCTGTATTAGGAGTATTTGATTCTTTGTCAGCTCTAATAAACCCATCTCCAGATTGTTGAGCTAATGTTACAGATTGATCCTCTGCATTTGCTCCAGGGTTGTCAGCATTAAAAAATGTTGAATCAAAACTATTATATAATCTACTAAGACCTAAATGTTTAACAAATTGTAAGTCTACTAATGGTCTTCCCTGAACATCTTCACCAAATACATTTTTTACAACTGATGTTCTTGTATCTTCTTCTCCAAAATTCCCAATCCATTTTTGAGCATTACTAGTATCAATAAAAGCATTTCTTGAATTAGTTGCTTTTAATATTAACGTATTATTTACAATACCATATAGTGAACCGGGCCCACCTGGATAATTAAATAACTCACCAGGAGTAACGGTATTAATCCCTAATCTCGTTGCAGCATTACGTTGGGTAGAAGAAATTGTTGGAGTTATTGGAGGAGCATCATTAACTAAACTAGTTACAGTGTCAGATAAACTTTCAGCTATAGTTCCAATTTGGTTTATTGTACTAATTGACGTTTGTGGTGGTTGACTTAGTTTAAGATCCTTTAATAATATTAATCTATTTTCATTAGTAGGGGTTTTTGCAGTTACATACTCATATTTGTTTTCAAATCTTTCTAAAACTAATCCATCTATTCCTGCATTAGGAGTTCGAATTCCTGTTCCAGCATCAGCTACTTGTGTCATTAAATTACGACCATCACTATATGCTTGGTTTGCAAAAACTCCACCGGATTGGGCCATTGGAATTCTTGGGTTTGATAACATTAAACCCGCTTGTTTATCTAAAAAAGCAGTACCTCTAGGATGAGATAATAAAAAACGATCTATTCTTGCAAAATCTTCTCTTGCAGCTAATTCTTCGTATGATCCACCTCTAATTGGATAATCTAAACTAAGTGCTATTGTTGTTAAAGAGTTTAGGTTATCAATATCATCCGGAGCAACTCTTTTTATAAAGGGTTGTCCAGAATAACCACCACCTCTAATATCCTTATCGTATTTTAAATTTTTCGATTGGAATTGGAAGCTCTGGGGGTTATTATAGATATCTAATAATGATCCAGAGGGAGATATTGCCATTACTTAGGTAAATTATCTATGTATTTTGGTATTGTAAGTGCTGATTCTCCATTTAAAAGTGAATCTATTAATGGATTTTGAAATTTAAGTGGTGCCGGTCCTTTATAAGGAAGTGGTGGAATGTTATCTGCTGATGTTATATCATGTAATGTTGATGCAGCTTGAGCTGTAGCAGTAGGTACTACGGGATCAGATGTTCCATCTGGACTAAATGTGGATGTTAATTGTTGTCCTAATATTGAATTTGCCATAATTAATTAATTTTTGTTTATTATAAATATTTTAAACCGAATACTTTCTTGTATTCATTGCTAATGGTGCTTGTATACGATTTGATACTTTAGAACCATCTAAATTTGTTGATATATTAGCACGAGATGTACCTTTTTCAGCACCCATTGCAATCGCATCCGCTAATTGATCATAATTAATTGTAGGATTATTATTTCTATTTTCTTCTCGTATAATGTCAGGAGTAATTGATATAGAGGGTGGTGGTGGTGGACTAATTGTTTGTCCTAAATTAGTACCAGCTATAACTGTATCATTATTGTTTAAAGCAATAGAACCTTCAGGACCAGATAAAATACGACTACCATATCCTTTAGGAGAAACCATATCATCTGCTTTAGACATTATACCAGAAGCAATTGCTCCTACTGCAACAGCTGCTACAATTCCTGCTGCCGCAACAAATGGATTTTTTAAGGCAGTAAGAGCAGCACCAGCAGCATCCGTTTTTAATTGGTTTTTACTTGTCAACACACCAATCTTTCTTAAACCATTTTGTATTGCAAGTGCTATATTCATAGCCTTTACACCAGCAGTAACTGCAAGTATAATTGGAAGAATTAATTCACTAGACGCTAATATATTTGCAAAAGCAGCGGCTGGCCCCGCTAAAGCTTCAGACATTTTAGCTATTGAATCATTAAATTCATCTTGTAAAGTTTGACGTTTAAAATCAGCTGCTTCTTTATCTTTAATATCGGAAGCACTCATCCCAGCTAGTAAAGCTTGTTCTTGTAAGGAAGCTGCTAATTCATCTCTACTTAAACCAATAGCTTTAGCTACTGCTTCTTGTTCTATTCTATTAGATTTAGCAAAGGATTCTTGAGTAATTCCTTGATTAGTTAACTCTTTTGTTACTCCTGCTAAATCATTAGTTAAAGCAAAATATCTTGCTCGTTCTAAGTTTAATTGTTTACCAGATATAACTTCTGCTTCAAATTCGGCAGCAATTGAACTTTCAATATCTAATAAACCTCCTGCTATTTTATCAACTTGGTCTAAATTTAATCCTAATTCTTTAGCATCGGAAGCTGCTTTAGCTAATGCAACATTACTATTTCCAAAGGATGTAGTTATAGATGCAGATAATTTAGCTATATCTTGTAATATTTTTTTCTGGGAAAATGCGGGATTAATAGCTCTAATAGCTTCATCTGCACCATCTTTTAAATTTTCCCCACTTATTTGAGCATTACGAGCTAAAACACCAGATTCTGTTGCTGATAAGCCCATAAATTTAGATAACTCGGCTGCTTCTTGAATATTAATTTCATCAAATGCATGTCCTGTATTAAAACCAAATTGTTCTGTTAAAGAATTAACTTGTTTTAAATAATCAGCAGATAGTACTAAAGAATTATTATATAAATTTTGCCTTTTAACAACTTCTCCAGTAAGTCTTTGAGATTCAACTTGTGCTTCATTTATAGCACTAAATTGTTTTAAAAAAGATGCAGTAAGTGTTGCATTTATTGCTAAATTAGCATTACTAAGTGTAGCTTGTTCTGATAATTTATCAAGTACATTATCTAGTAAACCTACTTTTTTTACTAATTCTAAATTTTCTTTTTTTAATTCTTTTGCTCTTTTAGTTCTACCATCTATTTTATCAAGTTCTGCATTATTAAGTGCTAGTGAAGCTCTATTTGCCTTAGTTTGGGCTAAAGCTTCTCCAAAGGGACTATTAATTCCAATAGATTTAAATAATTTATCTATAACAGCAAAAGCAGCACCTGAACTTCCTAACTCATCATTAATTTTAGCTTGTATATTCTGGAGAGCAGTAAATTCTGATTTTTGATCTTTTGCAAATTGAATTGCATCTTCTGCTCTTTCATTATCTTGATCTGATAGTTTAACTCCACTTCTTAAAAGTGAATTTCGAGTTACAGCTAATCTATTAATTTTAGTATCAATGCTGGCTTTAGCATTTAATAAATCATTTTCTTTAATAGAACCATCTCTTAATTTTGTTTGGATATCAACTAATAAAGAAGCAGAATTAGCTGTGGATTTGATGTTGTTTTTAAAACTTTGAAGTAAGGATTTTTGAGCATCATCTAATGTTGAAGTTTCAGCTTTTAATTTTTCCCCAAAACTAGCAGCAATACTAGTTAATGCCTCCTGGAATATAGCAGCAGTTTCTTCTCCTAATCCTCTTAAATCATCTTTAATCTTGTCTGTTCCTTCAGCCATTACATAGAGTTTGTCTAATATAAATATGAAAAGTGCCTACTTTTTAGTAGGCACCGTTGCATTATATACATTACTGGGTTTTATATCAGGTCTTGATATTTCTTTAGAATTTTTTAATGTATTAGAGTTTTTATTTTGAGCTTTATTTTGAGCTTCAAAATGTTCTTCTATTTTTTTAAAAGTAAAATTTCTTAACCAAATAGGCATATTATATAAAGTATGCCAATCATAACCACCATTACCATGGAATACGATTTCATGAATTTGACTAAATAAATTTTGCCTATATTCAGGCGTCAGGCCAAAAAAAGTTAAGATTAATGGGGATGTTGATGTCCTCCTCGCCATCTTCCCCGTGATATTTTAACTCAACATCTGGTGATATTCTTCTTATTTCTTCTCTTAATGATCTAGAATCTTTGGCTAATAAATAACCATCAACAAATTCTCTTATTGTTTTTTTCTCTGAATCACCATCTATTGAAGTTATTATGTATTTTAATCTAGTAGATATTTCAGGGTTTGAACCAGGTCTTATTTTATTTTGTCCCTGTATTTCTTTAGAAATAGCTATTTCATCACTATGGGTTAATAATTTAAAAGTAATAAGTTTATTAACAGTAGGTAATGTATATTTAAATTCATTTAAACCTACCTCTATTAAATCTTTTTTATTTAAATGTTTATCCTTTAAAGTAGTTAAATCAATAGTAAAATCTTCTAATTCATTTGTAATTTTACTTATTGCTTTAAAGCTATAATCTTTACCATATCCTAGTACACGAGATGCAATTAATAATGCATTTTTATCTCCTACTACAATATCATTATAATCAACTTCAGATACAATTAATGATTCAAGAAGTTTATCTAAAACTATACCTTTTGAAATATAATTTTGGTTAGTTAAAATATCTTCTTCTCTAGCAGTCATATACTTCATTTCAAGTTTACCACTAGATAGAGGGTTGTCCTTTGAATATATTAATCCTTTAGAGGGTAATTCAACAACTTCAGTTGGGAATTTAAATTTTGATTTTTTTGTAACATTTTCCATTTAATAACTATGTTTTGTGAATATAAATATATAAAAAAGGAAAAGGTGCTCAAAAGAGCACCTAATCCAAGGGTAGGAGGGGTAAAAAGTTATTAGAAGTTTAATATACAATAATCCATTGCAAGAGTTAAACTTAAATCAATTGCGGCTTCATTAGCCCAATCGTATTCTCCGAATGTTGCTGTTTTAACATAAGCTCCTTTAATTACCCATTCTCCGACGATATCGCCAACAGGTCCTAGGATGTCTAATGTTAAGTCTTTTTTATAAAAATCAGAATAACCATCTCTACCGGTTACTGATTCGTGAGCCAAACGTGCCCATTCCATTACTGCTTGAGCACCTGATGGTGTTACTGGGTCATATAAGCTGATTGTCATATCATTCCATCTTACTTTACCTTTTACTTTACGGTAAACATTGATATGATCTAGTATAATCTCACCTGCTTCAAATCCTGGTGCACTAGCTGATTTTATTAAATAAGCTGGTAACCCGTCAATGTACATAATAAACCTATTTTGTACTTTAGGTTCGAATGCGGTGAACATTATTTCGTTTGGATCTAATACTGCCATGTTATTTTATGTTTATTATAAATATTGTCTATTTAGTTTTTTAAAACTCTACTCCTGTAGGAGTTATATTGAAATCTAGGATTATAAATTCTGCTGTTCTTGTAGGTTGGATAAATATCTGTCCTACCATTTGATTTCTATCAATTACTTCAGCAGTGTTATTAGCAGAATCCATTTGGACTCTATAAGCAAATAATCCTTGTCTTTGTTGTACTGATTCTAAATAAGGGTTAACTTGATTTAAGAATCTATTTCTTGTAGCGGCTGTATTTTGTTCAAATAATAATCCTTCGGCTACGTTTCCAATTACACGTTTAAGTTCAATTAACAATCTACGAACATTTACTCTATCTAATGATGTAGCTTTAGTTTGTAGTGTTTTCTGACCAAATATCACAGGTCCTTGTCCTGGGAATGTTGCTATTGGATTAACTTTTCCTAAGTATAATGTATCTCTTTGAGTTGGTGATAATTTTCTTTCTGCTTGAATTGTTCCTCCAACACCACCTCTATTAAATCCAGCGGGTGCGAACCATTCAGCTCCTAATCTATCATTTGTTGC